TTTAGCCAGTTCAGCAATTAAACAAGAGCGATGTGAAGTTGAGACAGCATCAGCAAAAAGGACTTTAGGAGCATCTTTTTGGATCTTCCGCTCAGCCTCTATAAGACGCTGTTCTTTTCGTTTCAGTGTTTCTTGTGCCACAATAAGCGCACGTGCCATGATTTCTTCTGGAGTGTCGTCCATTTTGGTAGCGATGTAGCCACCTGTCTTACGGATACGTGGCAACACTTCGCTTGTTACCCATTTGCGGAACTTTTTAGCTTCAGGCTTACGACTATCCAATATTGTATCATACAAACCATCCTCATCAACAAAATTTGCCTGTTGGATTCCACCGGCTGTTTCAAGGGGATACTTTGAAAGTACATCCTTATCTAATCTTTGCGCTACCTTACTGGGAATCAAATCCAAAATCTGGCATACATCTGCTAAGCAAAAGAAAGGTTCGTTATTCTCACTCATCGCAATTCTTACCTTTCCGAATTGCTCATTCTCAAAAATTTTAATTGTGTTCATAATGTAGTTCCGTACTCCTTCATACGGTGGTTAGTTACACATAATACTGCTCCAAAAAGAAACCGGATAATACAATACGCACTACCCGGTAACGTGAAGGAGCACGTTAGCACCAAATGCTATGTCGCAAATATAATCATTTTATTTGAAAAACAAATAAAATAAAACTATTTCAGAGGAATATTGCAAAGGATTTCTTGTGCACATTTTCCTCTCAAATAATCTACGGTGATGGCAGCTATGGATTTTGACTGTATAGTTTTCAGCTCATCATATCTGTTAAAAGTGACATCATTATTTTTAAGAATTTCCAATGCTTTAGTATATCCTTCTTTGGCAGAAGCATTAACAAACTTGTTTATTTTCTTTTTCTGCAATATCGCTTCTATCTTATTGATAGTATCGGCAATATGTTCTTCCTGCGGAATGGGCAATTTATGCCCTAAGAATATTGCCATACGGTTTAAATCTTGCTGTTTCATAATTCCTGTATTTCAATTTATGCAACTCACAACATATTTCGTAGAATATCCTCATCACTGACAGCCAAGTAATCCCACGGAAAGAATGTATTGGCGAGGGAATCGAACCAGTCAGGAGAACGTTTGATACGTTTTTTAATCTCCTCTTTCTTTTCTATGATGATACTGCCATTACTCATAAATCCCCAATGTGTTTCCGTTGCTTCTTCCATAAGTTTATCACAGGGTGGGAGAGCGGCACCAAACCCATTTTTGGGATTAAGCCAGTCACGTACCGCCCAAAACAGATAAGCCCTCATGTTGGCGAAGGTGTATTCGCCTGTTATATCATGCAGCCCACGTGCACTCTCGGAGAACTTACAAGAATACACATTTGGGTACCCAAGTTCCTGCAACCGAGATAACACTCCTGCTCCTTCGCCGATAGTATCAATAAATGCTTTCGCACCCTTCTTGTCAAGATATCTGGTTATCATTCCGGCTACGTGCATGTGGTCTGCCGTTCCAGCAGACTGGTGCGCTTCAAACTCACTGACATAGTTGCCATATCTTAGACACAGCACACTGTCATCACGTCCCATGCCGGCAACATCGACACCAATCTTGCAGCTTTTCTTTGGAACAAAATCATCTTCTTGCAGTTTCCTCCAATTCTCGTTGGCGATTTCAATCCATTCGTAGGGGATAAGCACATCTTCCGCCACTTTAGGGAACATACCGAGCACTTTCACACGGAACAAGTCATTCGGCCGATATAGACCGTCTTCCCATTTGAAGTCCCCTTCACCTTCGTTGAAGTCAGCTTGCTGGATAGGTGAGCACCAGTTTTCCACTTTGTCTTTCACCCATTCATAATCAACTTGACCAGGAATAACTATTTTCTTGCTTACAACATTCTCAGCATTAAGGGAACTTAACCTGAATTTGGCAAAACGGTCAGACTTCATGGCACGTGCAGCATATCCTGTGGTCACGTTAGGGTTGAACACTATTAGCAAACGGGAATTTCCCTGCAAATTACCTTCGATGGCATTGTAGATAACTTCTGATATACCGGAGGCTTCCGTAACAACAAACAATGTGTTTACGGCATGGAATCCAGACCATGCTTCCATATTGTCGTCAGAACTCTTGAACCCCGTTAGAAACCATTCTTCGTAGTTGGTTCTGATTCCTGAAGACAATAAACGTCCAGGCAGGAAACCAGCATTCCGGAATAGCCTGGAAACTTCCGGTATCATAATATCTTTTACTTGGCGACCGGACGGAGCTGTCATTGCAATTTTGGTATTCTTTACCAATCTTCCGTTAACCCAGCGTGGAGTAAGATACATAAAGCACATAGCGGCACAAGCGGCACAGAAATCCTTGCCACGGGCAGTTCCGGAGGCTACAGCGGTCATTCGGTTGTATTGAACCGAGTGAATAATATCCTGCTGTTCTTTATCCAAACGCGCTTTCAGCACATCGGAACAGAACTTGCACCAATCGTCTCTCCACGCCTGCATATACAAGGTTGCCTTATCGCTCAGATCCATTATTCTTCTATTTTGTCCGGCAATTCTTTTATCAAACTTTCGAATGGATTGACATTGACATCCTGCTCGACACGCTCAACATAACCACGTTTCTTACCCTTTGTTTTCAGATAAAAGATTATCGCAGTTAAATCATCATTATTGATTGCGGAAAGCAATTTAGATTCGACTACATCAATGGTTTCCTCTTCTACTTCCTCAGCACGTTCCTTGAACTTAAGGTCACTGTCCCGCCATTTGTAATAACAGGCTCTCGTTATACCTACTTTCTGGCAGGCATACGAAACAATTCCATGACTTTCACGGAAATGTTTCAAAAACAATTCTTGTCTTTCCTTCTTTCCCATAATTTTATAACTTTACATGCCGATACGTCTTCGGCTTTTCACCAAAGACGCATCGGATATACACTAGTTATCAATTAAAACATTCAATCAAACAAGGACTGCTGTACGCATCCGTCCTCAATCTCTTTCATTTTTTTCTCATCCGGCCTCGGAGTTATATGATCCTTGTCATAGAATCCGTTCTTCTCCAGATAGAAAAATCTGTCCCAACCACATTGGTCGTATTCACCTTCTTTGTAAGGGGTTAATGCGGATTGTTCGGCAATGATAAATTCTTTTTTGGTCTTTCCTCTTTGCTTCCCTTTATGGGTATGGCAGTCAAATACATAATCAGGTATTGACATGTATCTGTTGTCATAGTCTTTCAAACATGTGGCAGGATAAGGGAAATCATTTGCATAGAAACCGCAATATCCGTATTTTACAACTTTCAGAAGTACGGTAACAGCCTTTGCTACGAAAATGGATGATTTGGGTGAACTACCGGGTTGCATATCGTCTGCTTTCTTCAATGCGACAATTTCAGTGGTAACAGCCTGATAGTTGAGATTACCTGCTATCATAATAAGCCGTTTCCAAAGGAACTCCCGATACCTTACCATTAACTCATTGGCCAGATAACCGGCTCTGATATCGTCTTTGCCGATTATGGCACGTTCCAATAATCCGGCAACTAAAAACATGTCATGCCCATTTTTGGTGTAACATCCGGCGTTACTTCCGACATATTCATCCTTTGGCAATTCTATCCTGTCTCTTGAATTAAGCAGGTTACAGGCGAAATAATCAGCATCACGATTCTTTCTTGTGGCAAGAAGAATGCCGAGAGCCTTTTCAATGAATAGAGGTGATTTGTCCTGCCAGCTTTGTGCGTCATCAGCCTGTTTGAGTGCTACAATCTTATTCGTAACAAGGTCATAACAATCCTCTGCTGAAACACAGAGTAATCGCTTCCACAGATATTTTCTAAATCGTGGTGCCAACTCGTTAGCAGCATAGCAGGCATAGTCTTTGTTGCTCCTGCGTATTGCCTTCTGAATAAGGGATGAAACCTCAAACATATTGTGACCGTTTTTTGTGTATAGTGCATTTGCCATATCTCAATCTATTATGCGATTTCAAATTTTGAATTTGGATTCAATTTAATCAATCTTGCTATCATTTCCTCTGCCGTTTTTTCAGTTCCACAAAACTGATGAAATGTAGGGCGAGCAGATTTCGTTCCATCTTTCTTTATTCTGTAAATAAATGCACCTTTTGGCAAACCTTTTGAATTAATGTACTTTGTTGCTTTCATTGTCTATCTCTTATTTTAAATTATTACTTTGCTTTTCTTTTATAATGCTAAGATACTGATTTATAGTGAGATATTAAAATTTAAATATCTGATTAACAATGAGTTAAACAATGATTAACGGCTTATATATCATCAATGCAAATACATTTTGGTTTATGTGTTATAAAGTCATTGGCAACATTACAACCATAAGCTCCAACATTAGAAATAAGAATCTTATCACCAATATTAGTTGGACCGGAATAATCACGATGGATAATATCATTCTCAATACAGGTACATCCGTAAATGGTAACGTGTTCGACGTAATCACTATCGTTTGAAAGCACATTGCAAGGTGGATTTTTCGTATGGCAGACAAAACCGACATCATCACGCTTGCAATCCACAACGAGCATTGTTTTTCCTCTGATAACTTTCTTGCCGATAATGGTTGCAAGTAGAGACATGGAAGTGGAAACTATCGGTGTGCCATTCTCGGTGACAAGCTGCACTTCTCCATCAGGGAACTCTCTTGCAAAGACTTCACCAATAGTTTTGGCATACTCCTCATACAATGGTATATATTCTCCATATTGAGCTTTTAAACTGTCATCCATGCGACCGAACATGTTGCCGCCAATATCAACTATATTGGCTCCAAGTTCTTTTGCATATCGAGCCATCATTTCGGCACGCTTCTTGAAATACGACAGTCCACGAGCATAAGAAATATGACAATGAACACATTTGACTTTTATCAATCCTCTTCGTTGTAGTTCTATGATTTCTTGATAACTTTTGCTATCAACATCAATTCCAAATCTTGAAACTATGCCATTCCCAATATCAAAATTTAGACGCACTCCAATTGCAAGCGGTGAGGTGTATATTCCGATAAGTGAACCAAGCTCACCTACATTATCAACGTTCACTATTCCACCATGATTAGCACATCGTATCTTATTGCCCAAATCAGGGATAACCCCATTGTATATAATCCGGCTGTCATCAAATCCATAGTTCCGTGCAAGCTGATACTCTTTGGGAGAAACAACTTCTGCATATCCACCGACTTCTTTTACCACATTGATGAATTCTTTGCAGTAATTCGTCTTGAAACTGTACCCGATATTATAGTTTGGGTAGTATTTTCTGAAAGCGGCTACAAAATCGGTGATATTCCGTTTGAAGTCATTTTTGTCTGCAATGTATAGAGGTGTTTTCAAATCATCGCTTGACATTAATCTTTGCTGTATTTTTTCTAAAGTCAAATTCATAATACTTTCCCCATTTATTTTTCATTGCACATCTATATTCGTAGTTCTTTCTGGAATCAATGGTGGTTCCTCCTTCATTGGAAGCTTGGATACCGTAGCTGTGAAAATATTTAGGCAGGAGTACAACTCTGTTCATAAGCAGTTCCTGTAACATCATATCAACATCGGATATCGCCGGGTCTTTCAGATCATATCTGGCCTTGAGTGCTTTCTTGTTTATCCATCTTACATGACCGGGCATTCCCTTAAAACAAAATTCCTTGTCATACACATACAAAGCCATTTGTGGATTATCAAAAGCAAGCCCAAGATTTAAATCGTAAAGTAGCTGGCCGATACGGAGTATTTCATCACATGTGCGTTCTTTCCAGTCAGGGTAGTTTTCTGCTGTGATGGCAGTATAATTGTCAAGTCGATAACAGAAACGCTTTATATCATCATCGGCAACAAATATCACATCCTCCGGTGTGTTTTCAATTATCCAATATAGCGTTGACATGAAACTATGTACCTTGCCGCCACATTCAAGCGTGGCATCCTTAGGAATGACAAGCATATCATCTATGCCGGCATTTCTATAAGCATCAGCTTCTTCTTCCCTAACGACATAAGTACAGTATTCAAGGCAATTCTTAGTCATTATTTTATGAGGTCGCTGATATGACATGACGTATATGTTAAACGTAATACCGGGTGTCATAGAACTTTTTCATCTTTAATCCATAATTTAGTTCATATGTGGATGGAATTTCATAACCAAGTAATTGTTTGCATCGCAAATAAACCATATTGCAACCTGCATGACGTACAAACGGGAGAGAGGCATTGATGCGCGGGTTTATTTCAAGCAGCACCACCTTGCCGTCCTCCTTCAGAATGAAGTCAAAAGCCACATTACCATCAAGTTCAAGTTCTCTCACAATCTTGCTGACAATATCATACGCCATGTCGTTGGACTGGATTTCTCCATACATAATGGAGCCGAAAGCCATCATGTAGCCAACATAACCGCAGATATGAGTAACTACTCCTTTGTCTGCAAGCGCACTAACGGTGTAATCCAGTCCTTCGATTCTCTGCTGAAGGATAACCTTATTTTTACCATTGTCAACGATGGATTTCAAATCAAGCAAGGATATGTATCTGTTTTCTCCGAACTTGTTGAATAGAGAGGTGTCATTGCACTTCTTGTCATCCACAACGGCGAAGCCTTTACCGCCGCACAGACTATCCACTTTACAACAGATAGAGCTGTTTTTGTACTTGAACATAGAGGCGAAAGCATCCACATCGGAAACACTCTCAGGAATGATCTGTTTGGGCATTAAGCCGGCATAACAACTATAAAGAGCAATCTTATTGTTGGCAACCAGAAGACTGTCAATAGAAGAAACAGATACAAGAATACCGTTTTGCTCAAACTTATCTTTAGCGCGAGCCATTATTTCCAACTCCAATGTCGCTGTAGGCATGATGATTGAAACATCATATTCCTTGCATAAGGATATGAGTGTTTCAACATAATTTGGAGCGGAAACGGGCGGAACCACAAAATTACCGTCTGACAGTTCAGCAGGCGGGAGGTTGGCCGCAACAGAATTTGCGACATACACTTTTATATCAACTCCGTCTTCATTGTTTTTCAAACAATCTATCACTTCCTTTACGTGGATGGAGCAGCACGTAAGCAGTACATTGAAATTTTTCATTGTTCTTTTTCTTTTTTAGGCATAATCTGGGCTTTTATATCATCGTACCATACGGCACGTGCTTTAATCTTACGCTCTCTGGTGGCGTTTCTGGATACAAGAACTTTCTTGTCGTCAATTCCAAGAGCACGGGTCAGATTCAGATGGTCTATCTCGTTACGGCATACAATCATTACATAATCGTATTTTTCATAGCGTATCAGTTCCATATCCTTGATCTTTGTTTCTTTGACATTCAGATTTTCAAGGTCAAGGCTTAAATCGATTTTCAAGTCTGCGGTCCATTCAGCCAGCTTGTCCATATCCCATTCGCCGGCATGGGTGTTCGCTTTGATATTAATAGCCTTTAATTCTGATTCACTGTAACCAATAAGGCGTTTGCACAAAACTTGAGTGTCAGGATTCTCCATAAGAATGGAAACACGTTGGTGTCCGGATATGATATTGTTGTGTTCGTCAATGACGATAACACCGAAATCGCCAAGGTTGTCAAGTGACTCCTTCAGCTTCTCCTTGGCCTTCTTCTTTAATGGTTTACGGGGATTCCCAAACTCTGTCTTAAGTTCGGACACAGGCAGTTCTATAATTTCTATTCTTTTATCCATTGCTCTTTTTTTATAGTGAATATATGTACGTTAGGCCCGACAGAGGAAGTACCGATATCATTAAATCCGAGTTTCAAGGCATTCTTCCATGCAGCGGTATTACAGGGATTGATATATTGGTAAACCCCATTCATTTTAGCGATGCGGAAAGCATATTCAAGGATAAGCCGGTTACATTCATAGCCTATGCCTTTACCCCAAAAGGCTTTGTTAAGGATATGAGTGTGAAGTTCTCCAAATCTGTATGCTGATTCATCTATTCTATCTATGAAAACATTGCCGACATATATGCCGTCTGCCAGAACAGCAAAGCGTATACACTCATCACTTTCTGACTGTTCTCTATAAAAGTTGTTTTCTGATTCAAGGGATAGGGGAGAGTAGGGGCTTTCGCAAATAGCGTACTTCCATATATCCTTATCCTTACGCATCCTCCAGCTATGTTCTGCGTCGGATATTCTTTGAGGCCTTATTGTTACTTCCATATTTTCCAGGTTATGTACAACTTCATACATTTTCTGCGTAAATGCCTGCCGGGCATATTCCCGACAGGCTTAAACACAAACTCAATCATTTTTCAAGCTACTCGCAAGAGCACTCATGCAATTTTTCGGCTTCTTTCAGTCGTGTCAGATGGCAATTTCCATCACCCCGTAAATTACATAAGCCTTTTTGTCCTTGTTTTCGCTTGACTACTACTAAGGGTTGCGGGAACTCAAGGATTCGAACCTTGTTCTTCGGATTTTCAGTCCGACGCATAGACCAACTTTGCTAAATTCCCTTGTTAGCTAATTGAAGGAAGCAAGACTTGAACTTGCAATCGGATGATATTCCACGCTGTCAGACTGTTTACGTCCATCCTTTTTCACCGCTGACAGGCGGCTACTTAACAATCCCATTTCTGTCATTCCTTCAATTTAGCTGTTTTCTCTTATTTCTGCCTCAAAAATACAATATTTTATTTGTCTTTCAAATAAAACTGGGCAAAAATACTATTTTTCTACTCTCAAGATCTCAACCTTCCAACATTTCATCATATGGTCTGTATCTATTCCTATATTGAAGCGTTTACCTATATAGTTTTCGTGCGCTTCTTGTTCCGGGAGGTTAATGGGGGTAACGAACCAGTCTTCATTGCCATGTTCGTCTTTCAGATAGACTTTTACTATCGTTTTCATAATTCCTCAAATTTTCCAAGTTCACATTCTATAATATCAACTTCACTTTCATTGGTATATAAACCATTTTCTTTGGCAGCATCAATAGCAGCATTTTCATAAAGAAATACACCGAAACACACTCTACTTGATTTTGTTTTCCAAATATCAGTTTGAAACAAAACGTATACTTTATTCTTCATCTCCCCACAACTTTAGTGCAAGTTCATAATTCTTCTGTGCCTCATTTACGGCTTTCTTGGCATAAGTAAGAGTGTAGGCGTGTTCTCGTGGGTATTTGCCGGACTTCACACCTTCATGGAATTCTTTAGCTTGTTCCAGCTTATGTTCATAGAAATCGATACTTTCAGGCATTGATAAATTAATTGTGTTTGCACGTTTATCCCAATACTCAGCTTTGCTTTCGTGTTCAGTAGCCTTGTCGCTGAATGTAACTGCTTTGTCTGTATTGTTCCAAGCGTCCTCTATTGCTTTCCTGTGCCGTCTTTCGCTGTGGTGTCCCACCTTGATAGGTTCACCAAGTGAAAGAAAATCTCTATCTTTATTAGATTTGTCAAAGTATTCTTTGCTTTTACGTTCTGCCGATTCAGCCCATGCCCTTCTACGTTCAGCTCTTTGCTTCGCCCATTCCTGTACATTAAATCCGTCAGCCCGTACAATCGAGTAGTAGAAAAATCCGTCTTTCTCAAAGATGAGATTAAAGACGATACTTTCGTTCTCATTACCGTACTTGGTTGTAACCTCAATAACTTCTCCTTTTTCGTGCTTTTCATCGCACTTTGCCAAAAATACATTTGGACAGAATTTTACATAAGTGTTCATAGTGATAGTTCGTTTAATATATTTCTTGCTATTTCATTAGCTTCATCAACTCTATTGTCTTGTTTTACAGCATCATGAACAATCAATGCTTGCTGTTCCAAATAACCTATATCACAAGGTTCTACATTGTAACCATCGTACAGGATGGCGTATGCCAATTTTTCCGCTAGACCTTGGCAATGATATCCTATTTTATTGCCTGTCACAATCATCACGCACCATCCGATTTTGTTTGAAATCTTTTCCATGACATTAATCTGTTAATTGATGGTAATAATCGAACTCTTCTCCTTCAAGATTATTTAAGGCATAGTCGTGGGCTTTTTCATATAGATTCAAATATACAGAAGATAACTCATTCATCCCTCGATTATGGAGCATCCAGCATCTATGGTTCAGTACTATTACAAGTTCTGTCAGATACTTGTAATTATCCTTCCATTCTTTGAATGCTCTACGAAATGTATCCTTAACTCCACTAATGCCACCAAACTTTTCAGCGATGCAGAAGTCATCCCAAAATGTGGTTATGCAATCGTAACCGTATTCTTTTTTCTGATACTCTTGAAATGTCATAATCAATCCTCCTTGTTATGTTTTCGTAAACTTGCTTCTTTCAATCGAGTGAAATGCTCAATACGCTCTTTATCATCTTCCCTTGTCTTTATGGATACATCTTGAATTTGTTTCCTTTGCTCTTCAGTTAACATATAGGCGTGTTTAGTCCATTTTATAGTCCCGGCAGGAACAAAATCAAAATCGGAAAGCCGGAATGTAGGTATTTCGTATGAATGTAAGACTATTTTTGCATACTCCCGTAAATCATTCGTTTCCCTATCTATTGCATTTTGTTCGCATACAACCACCATACAAGGGTAGTAAAGGAATATAATGTCTTTTGCCTTCATTGCTCTTAATTTTAAAATGATGGATCAATATAATGATTCTGGTAATGTAGCATAAGAATAACTCCGTCTTTATAAGACTGGCCTTCTGCTACCCAATATCCGTTTCTTCTTTTAGTGAATACTTTTGCATCGCCTTCAAGTTCGGATAAAATCTCGTACTCTCCAGCGTAATAATCAATACACTTGGTTTGATTGAAAGTGACCTCAATCTTGCATGGGGAAACTATTTTGGTTACTGTGGCTGCACGTTTATCTGAATAGTAGCAGATTGTGCAACCTAATCCGACTTCAGGAACAAGATCCTTGATTGCTTCAAGTCTTGCTTTCTGCATCTGATCGCACCAGTCTGATAATTTAATACTACCATCAGTGGGATATTTTTCGTTCTCTATTTTGTGGAGTATGGCAAAGCTTTCTTTGCTGGTTAATTTACTGGATGTTTTCATTGTGCTATGATTTACTATGTTATGCTTTAAATTCACCTCTTAATTCTCCATTATTATATAGCCTTACAGCAACCACTCGAACAGAAGCGGACAAATACCGCCCGACATCGTTTCTTAGCTTTCTTTCAAGTTGCAGGGCTTTAGCCATACTTTTGGTTCTTTTCCTTAAAGTCTTTTTGAATCCGAAAACATAATCTTCGGTATCAATCTCAAATGAATATGTAGTGGAATACATCACTCTTTGAAGCTCTTTTGTTAGTTCTGTTACTTTGCTCATTTGCTCTCTTCTATTATTAGTCGTTATTATTTCCAAGAAGTTCTTGTAAAGCAGACTTATATCCGTCCAACGCCTGTTGTGTATATCCCAATCTGAATTTTTTATCTGCTGAAAGAGAGTCGTTGTTCAATCCTTTTTCAATAGCTTCAATGTTTGCTTTGTAGTATCTGATAAGTTCTTCTGTTTTCATTGCTCTTGACTTTTACTTGTTATTAATAGGTGTTATTTTGATATTGTAAAGATACAAATAAATAATTGATTTACAATGGTTTACATCTTTTATTTTCATCATAAAATACTGAAAGACAAAGATTTAACTTTTACTTGCAGAAACGAAAAAGGCAGAACGGACTTCTCCATTCTGCCTTAATGCAAGCAAATGTTCTATGAATATAAAATTAACTTCAAACAAATGTAGGCGTAAACTCGATACCCAACGCACGCGCAATGCGGAAAAAACTTGATAACTGGATATCTACTTCCCCTTTTTCCACACGGGCGATATAACTTTGCTCCTTACCAATTTTCTGCGCCAACTGCTTCTGGGTCAATTTTAGCTCCTTACGGCGTTCACGAAGTATATCACCATAATACCATGCCATCGACTTCTCATTGAACTTCTCACGAGTATCTGTACCATGTTCCCCATATTTCTCATTAAGTTGCTGGTTGGTTGCCTTGAGCTTTGCCAATTTCTTTTCATCTAACTTCATAACGATAAACTAAACATTTGAAAGTATTTTATGCGCTTTCTCGTATATTTTTTTTATCTTTATGGTTGAAATAAATCACGCCGACAATGGCTATGACCGATACAAGCCCGAACATAATCAATGCTCCCATTTTATCATCCTTTCTTTTTGTCATTGACAAGCCAAAGACCTGCCAATAGTGTGATTACTATTGCCAACGAACCTCCAAGATATATTATCCATTTTTCCTGCACATCCCCGAAGATGGATGTCAACACAACTGCGGTGGTTATATACTTGGCTATATCCATCAGCTATTTTCCTAATTCTTTTCTCATGATGCAAATATAACTAATTAGTTATAATAAGACAAGCTTTATCTATTATTTCTCATTAAACTTTTTCATTGCTCAAATACTTTTCTGTGATTATCTCAACCGATTTGCTTATCATGTAATCCGTATCGATTCCTAACTGTTGGTAGAAGTTCCCATTTCCGGCAAGACTTTCACTTGCAATTTGCAGTGTTCTGCGTTCTTCTTTGGTGAATCCGATGCGGAAGGTGCGGAAGATGGATAACGCTTCTTTCAAATTTCCAGAGCGGAGTAGGGAAGTGGCTTTACTTGTTTTCGTTTCCATAATCAACAACTGGCAAGGCGACTGAATAAATAATGTTTAATCCGCAGGCTACGATCAGCATATCATTCTTGATGGAGTATGTATATGAATGGCGTAAACTTCCAGTACAATCCCTGTATTTTCTATTACTGTTCATTAATTCGCAGTAGTCTTTAGCTGCTCGTATTGCTGCATTTCTTACATCAACAGGAGATATTTTTACATTTACATTAATTTTCATAATCTACCTCAGGATAAAATTCACGACCTTCAAAATCATCTGCTGTGAGAATGATATCTTCACAGTTTACCATGTCTTCAACTTTCTCGAAAGCGGAAACATAATCATCCGCTTCCACCTCTACCACTTTAGAAAGGGTTTCTATTATTTTGATTCTGTACTTCATATTGCTTATTTTTCTATTTGTTCCATCAAGTTCATTGTCTCTTGTATGACAGCTTGTTTATCCCAATTATATTTATCATCTCCATAATGGAATGTATCAAATCCGAATATCCACCAATCATTACCTATTTCTGTGTTGTCGGTGATAAACTCAGCATTATCCAATATGGGATTTCTTTTTCCGACATACCTTGGATTAATTTTCCTTTTGCTTCCGATAGATTCTTCACCGCTTATTGCCGGTTCTGAAAATGTTATACCGCCATGAACGTCTATATCATTAATATCCAAATAAGACATTCCATGATATTTGTTCATAGAAGGGACAGCTACATATCCATTATGTGTGCCATGCTCTACCATAGTGGACTTAAACCATTCGTTTGATCTTATAAATGCTACTACTTTATTTCCCATATTCTATTCATTTTAGCAATTCAGGATTATCAAACACATTTCCAAATACCTCAATACTATCACATTCCAGATCAAACTGAAGCAGAGGGACAGTAAGGTACTGGCACTCTTTTAATTCTTGGCTTATTGGGTATTCCGCTTTATGCAGACGCAAGCCAAAGCAAGCGAAGCCATCCATGTAAACCACTTCTCCATAACAAATACAATCATGATCGGGGATAGCGCATCCATTTGCGATGCCTTCATACTTGTAGATTATGGAAATGTAATCACGCTCATAGATTTCTTTCCCGTTTTTATCGAACAAACCAGTGAATCGACCAATGGTATTATGATCTACATCATAATCAGCTATACACTTGCATGTCGGCATATCATTTATTTCGGGCAATATGGAATATCTGTTTTCTTCTATCTTAACAAGATTCCCATACAACCATTCATTGCCAAAGATATTTACACCTCTAAATTTAATCATCCCTATTTCTTACCTCCTTTCTGTATCCCGGCGTGATAGCCGTCAAGCCATATCAAAAGCTCTTTTGGCGTATGATAGCCGCTTAAACGGTGGCATGGTATTCCATTTTCAAATATTCGGTTCCAGGTTTGGTTTGTGTCATGCGCCACAATTGCATAAGCGTTTCTGGTAAATGAGGAACTTGTTAGGTGCATATTGTTTACCTTGCAGTAATCCTCTAACGACTTCAATGCTTGTTTCTGCGTCATTGCTTACCTCCTTCCTTCAATTCATTAATAAGAGCATCTCTTGTCTTCACTTGTGCTTCCAGTAAGCCATTTATCCCGTCTTTCTCTGCACGCCTCTAAGGTAGGTGCACAACAAGCAAACAGCTCGCCACTTTCAGTACGATAGTCATATTGGTACATTCTTACTCTCTTACCTTTCAATTTGGTAGTGTAAGTGCAATAGTTCTCTTTACCGGGTTGACATACGCTGCAACCGTTTACATTTATTGAGTTCATAATTCAAGTAATTGTTTCGTTTTATCCACGTCTACAAAACTCGTCCACCCTGCTTTATGCAGTTTTATAGCTGCCTCTCTGATTGTGATTTTACCACTCTTGACACTTTCTTTCAAAGATTCTAATACATTCTTCATTCTTAATTCATTTTCACATTCAATCTTTCTTCACTCGTATAAGCCACTACAAGCCCAGTTTCATCATGCTGTATGGTGATGTACTTTTCACCCCTCTCTATAGTAGAGAAGTCATAAGGGGTTACCATCTTACCCAATACCTTGCCCAGTTGTTTCATCAGTGGGGCTTCGGGGCTAATCATTAAAATTAAATCCGCTTTCATAATCGTGTATATTGTGGCAGCTCGAAAGCTACCGGATTAGAACTCAACCAATATCAATCTTTCTAAAGAACCTGATGCTTTCACCCACATATGATTATGTCCGAAACCATAATCGAAAAACAGTTTAAAATAAGAGTATCTTACTATTAAAGAGTTCATACAGCCTCTTAACTCGTCTTCTGACATACAAGAAGTTATTTCATTGATAATTTGAACGAAAAGGTGTAAAACTTCTGGTTCATTATTCAATAACGGTTTTTCTATAACTGCTTTTAAAAATATATTTTCTTTCATATTCTTCTATATTGCGCAGGGCTTTCGCCCTGCCGATTTATGTTAATGCGTTTTATCCTCATGTAATAACTCGCAGTAAACTGGTGTTGTGGCATCTGTGTGCTTATTGGCTATAAGAACCTCATTACTATCCCAGTTAATATATACCTGTGTAGCAAATGCACCGAAAAACTGAATTTCTTTCGTGCCAAACAATACCACCGCGTCATCATTTACATTTGCAAGTGCTGCAATTAATTCTTTCTTGGTCATATTCTTTTTTGTTGCGCAGGGCTTTCGCCCTGCTGGTTATTATGCTATCTTTAGCTCTTTAAGTCTCATATCTACCAATGATTTCAGCTTGCGAGTATCAAATAGTGGACTTCTATACCCATCTTTGATAAGCTGTATCATTTCTTTATAACCAACCTTACATACAACCTCTGTCTTCATGCTGTTATCATAAATAGCAGAATTGCAAGCGGTTATTGTGAATGCCATTGTTTTGTAACCTTTATCCTTCTTCATGATAGATGCAAACAAATACATATATACAGCATTTTTCATGCTATTCAAGGCATCTTCTTGACTGGCATTTACCTTTCTACCACCTAAAAAGTCACCACATTCAATTTCTTGACCTTTTTTGATAATAGACAATGTACTGATGTACATTTTAATATCTGTTGCTTTCATATCTTCTATGTTTTAATTGTTGGTAATATTGGTTTCTTTTATATAGCTAAGATACTGATTATTAGCGATGTGTGCAAATGTAATCGTCTGATTAACAGTGAGTTAAACTTGATTTAACTTAAAGTTGGATATTGACATGTTCATTTCAGTCGCGCTTTGTATGAATACCGTCCAATGATATGTGCAATGCTTTTTCATATATCGACTTATCACAATTAGAAAATAATCGTTAACTTTGTTCATACTTTTAAAATTATAGGTGCATGAAAAAAATTGTGACTTTATTTGCAACCGTGCTTCTGTTATACGGTTGTGGAAGTGTTCCTTTGACAGGCAGGAAACAGATGCTGCTTGTATCCGACTCCGAAGTGCTTTCATCAAGTCTGACCCAGTATTCGGAATATATCAAGTCGGCACCGATATCAAGTAACGCGACGAAGAAAGCGATGGTAACACGTGTCGGAAAGAAAATAGCCGCTGCCACGGAACAATACTTGGAAAATAATGGAATGTCCGGTGAGGTGAGGAACTTCTCATGGGAATTCAATCTGGTTAAGGATAATCAGGTGAACGCTTTCTGTATGCCGGGAGGCAAAATCGTTGTGTATGAGGGACTGATGAATCTGGTTTCCTCTGATGACGAACTGGCTGTAGTTATCGGACATGAAGTGGCGCACGCTGTGGCCAAGCATAGCAATGAGCGTATGAGTCAGCAGCTGGTTGCACAATACGGAGCGAAAATTTTTGGGGAGGCTCTCAGTGGAAAATCCGCCGCCATACAGAAAGCCGGGAATATAGTCTATGGTCTTGGGGCACAATACGGTGTGATGCTTCCATTCTCACGCAAACATGAAACCGAGGCTGACTATATGGGGCTTATTCTTATGACGATGGCTGGTTATAATCCGAATGTGGCCGTCACATTCTGGCAGAAGATGTCGGCGGGCGGATCGGGTTCAGTGCCAGAGATCATGAGTACGCATCCGAGTGACGCAACACGTATTAGTGACATAAGGAAACATTTGCCGGAGATGAAGAAATATAAGTAAACTTTAGAAAGTTACTGTAAAGTATTTGAAAAAACTTTAGAGAATGGTACAAAAAGGCGTGAAACCAAATGGAATCACGCCTAAATTATAATAAAACTCTTAAAAAGGTGTACATAATTACCAATCCTTAATTCTCTAACATCAATCATAATAACGCTGCAATCTTACGCACCTTATTAATTCTCTCCATAAACCTGTTGTCTTTTTTTGCCATTTGCAAATTATAAGATGTTTGCATTTTGAGCAAAGGTTCCGCATCTAAATCTAACGCGGCTTCTAGGAGCATAGCATATTTTGTATTTAGTGAACGCTTTGCATTCAGAATTTCATTTAATACAGTATAAGACACACCCATCTCTTTAGCAAGTTTCTTTTGAGAAATACCCCTAAATTCAATTTCATCTTTTAATACTTCTCCCGGGTGTGTCGGTTCAAAAGGAATTAAGTTATTAGCTATCATTTTAGGGTCTACGCCATCTATTTTAATCATAACTTTCTATTTATAATGGTTAGACAATTCAATTATATTACAGATGGTAGTCACTACTTCACCTTGCACCTCTGTGGTTGTAAATTCAATACGATATTGATTGTTTACTCTAACAGAGCAAAAGTCCTTTTTGTCCCCTGATAATTTTTCAAAACTCAGCCCATTGTATTTACAAAGTGAAGTTACATCAGGGACACTGATTATTATATCTATACAACGTTTATATCTACGTACGATATCAGGTTGAAAACGATGCTTTTTATCATTCGCCTTTCCAAACTCATACAATTCTTTCAGATACTCTTTATCAAACGTTACTACCATCTCATTTGTTTCTTTAATGCAAAGATAGCATTTTAATTTTATTCATTCGCATTTTTGCGAATAATTTTCTTAAAAAAAAATTAGCGACAACTCCAAAGAATCACCACTAACTATTCTATTTTTCTCATCACAAAATTGTGAACTACCGCTAAAGTAAAGATTTAGGGGGCTCAAATACGATTTTCAATAAGCCAAGAATGCTGGAGCCACGCAAATTTGGCATAAAGTCTGATTGGGAGCTTTCATAGAGCTATATTTCCCATTAAGCGCATTTCTTTTTAAGTATTTCAACACATTCTTTATCCCATCATCGAAACCATGCTTATACCCTTTAGCGTATTCTCCAATGTTATATACCGCCATTGCCAACACAAACAGGATGATACCTACAGGCTTATACCAACCGGGAAGTGATATAGAAAACGGCTTAAATGTAATTGTGAGATCTCCAACCCATATAGGGCGATAATAAATATAATTGTAAATAATATTGTTTTCATAATCATATAAGTTTTAAAGCTTCCTGTAATCCTGCTTCAAGTGCTTCTTCGTAGATATTATAACGGACAATAGGTCTGTCAGACAATCCTATCAAGTCATGCCTCGGAATTGTCAGTATATCATACGTCCAATAATTTCCATACATATAGGATATTTCGATATGCAGGTTCTTAGTTTCACGAAGCCACTTTTGGGCAACATACAACACTGGACACAAAAATTCAACTGGTTCGTTATCTATTTCCGTACAACATGACATACTTTGCGGAATGTCGTATCTTCTAATAATATTATCGCAACTTATTGTGTGTTCACACTTCCAATTAAACCCTTTCTCTTTCAGCATCTTTGCTGTTTCCAATGTTACAAGTTCTTCGGTCATGGTTGGTTCTCCTTTCCTTTAAAGTGTTCAATCAGTTCGTCTACGGTAGCCTTGTGATAATATGGTAAGTTAAAATCATTAGGCATCCCATAGAAATCCATTCCAGATAAACCTCCATCAGAGCCATCCCGGTATATACCCCAATCGCCCTTACCATTAGTGAATAATTGATTGTTGTCTGTATTATCCTTTAATGCAGCTATAGCCAGAAAAAGTTCCTCATTCGTTCCGCAATCAACACTATCGGTTTCGTCAGGATGTGGAATATTACTGAAAAACTCAATACTATATAGACAGTATTCGGGTTCAGTGAAAATACATAAATCTTTGTTAAGTTCCGCTCCAAACAATCTATATCCCAACTCATCTAATTTCTTTCTAAGTTTATAGGTACTCTTGCGAATAAAACACGGTGTTGTAAACCCCATAGTTATTCCTCCTTATCTATCTTAATATCAGTTACTTTTCCACGACAGACAAATCGCTGGTCCATATTTGGGTTGTCATAAGCTATATCGCAAATGATTTCTGAACTATCATCGCACTCATTTTGTAATGAGCACTCATCACATATTCCAACGCACAATTCATGCAGCATCCCGTCTATTATTATTCCGTTTTTTATTTCCATAATTAATCTCCTTTTTCTTTTGATTAATCAATTACAATACACCTAATATCTCTTTCACCAAATAATTTATAAGTAAACGTTCCTCCATAAAACTTTATGGTATCTCCCTTAACAGTAATAACCATTCCACCTTTTAATCTATGTTCCATGTCATCTTTACAAGATAACATCGTGGCTGTCATAAGTATAATTAATATAAACCTCATATTCAATCTCCTTTCTCTTTAATTCGTTCCAGCATATCCCTGTTGGCGTATAGTATCTCATCGAAAGACGGGATGGGCATCCATGCTACAACATTATAGGTCTGCAATCCATACAAGAAGGAATTAGCATCTTTTGCGTAGTCTTTTTCTGTCCTATGAGATATATATATTTGTTTCCCGTTATAAACTATTACTTTTTGGTTTAAAGAAGGCAGTTTATCTTCAACGCTTATCCAAGGTGATTGCTTTGACTGCCATTCGGCACCAGAAATAAAGTCAACAATGCAGTACGGTTCACAATGACGCTGCCTGTTTCTGCAATCATTGGAATATCCCCTTGCCGCTTCTTCTGCTGTCTGTTTGGTTTCTTCCTTTATCATAATTCGTCAAACTCTTTTTGTAATTCTTTTATCTTACTATCCAAAGCATACATATATAACTGAAAGAAATTTTTACCAAAAATTTCTTCCTTTAATGGTACATCATTGTGCATCCTGTTGTATGTAAATATCAATCCACCACCATATTTTATGTTAGAATTTTCAAGTGTCATCTTATGATCTTTGTATTCCTCTATTTTATTGTTTATTTCTATTGCTCTTATAAATTTATCTTTATCCATATCTTTTCTTTCCATCTATCCTAGCAGCATATACATTACTACTAGGAATAGATAATAAATTGTTGTTTTACTCATTTTCACCCACGGTTTGCTCTAATTGCCTATCAAATTCTTTAATACATTCAAATAAATAGTGCGCAATGATAGGTTGTACTGCATTACCTATACACTCCGTTCTGTCCACCCGATCGGGAAGCTCATTATGTTTTCCAGCAAAGCGGGGTGCGGGTATTGACTGTCTTGTTCTCCATCCCGGATATATTCTTGTATGTTGCCCCGATAGGTAGGGCTTCCGAAATACCGATCCCTGGCTGCACCGTGAGCTGTTGTTTTCACGGGAGTAGGCAATACAATATAACCGTTCCCGACCCTGTTGTATGCCAAAGTCGGTGCCTGATAAACATTGCCATTCTGCATCATACCCGATTTCGGAAAGGTTGCATAGGACTCGTTCAAATCCCCGAATAAGGAGCATTGGGCTGTTTTCAATGATGATGTATCTAGGTATAACTTCCCGTATAACTCGATACATCTCAGCCCATAAGCCACTTCTTTCACCGACAATTCCGACACCTTTTCCAGCAACGCTGATGTCCTGGCAAGGGAATCCACCGCTAATGATGTCAACAAACGTTGGATTTGAATACGTTCTAATATCTCTGTTGATTTCATGGTCTTCTCCAAAATTTTTTTTGATTATACTTGCTTGATACTCTTCATATTCGCAGCTCCAGAGTGTTTTTATTCCGGCGAATGCTGCACCCAAGCCGAAACCTTCTATCCCACTAAACAGAGAGCCGTGAGTCAATTTGCTTTGCTTCATTTCTATCTTGTTTTGAGAGTTATTCTTCTTTCAGTATGCTATCAATCAAGCCGTCTATTTCCTGATCTGATAGAAATTGCTTACCTGCGTCCTTTTGCTTCTGAAGTTCAACTTTAAGCCTATTCTCTATTCTTTTCAACGCTGTACAAGTGTTCTTATCAGGATAATACCAGTCGATAGAACTAAAAATAATTACTTTAATGTGATCTAATTCTAGGCTATCTGGGCAATGCTCATTGAGAAAGTATAAATCTTCTTTGATTAGTTTCTCATACGCCTCCTTGCTTATTTTTATGTTCATATCTGTTCCTTATACGTTAATACAAATATTCTTCTGGATCATATCCTAATTCGATAATCTCCTGTTTCAATTTATTGATATTACGTTTCCATCCCCGACGATCTCCCCTGACTTCCGGGTCATTATTGTCAAGCATGAGCTGAATATCCTTTATCTCTTCGATTTTATCTTTAACTGAATCATCGGTTGAGTAACATTCAGGACATAGCATCTTGCCTTTATTCAATTCTGATTCACGAGTAGAATTTAATTCTACCCATTCTCCGCATTTACTGCATGGTACTGGCATTTCCATAATATTCCTTTTTTTATTAGTTATGATTAAAATAAAAAATGCCTGAACTATCCGCCCAGGCACAAAAAAGGCGGTAGAATTGAATTTACCGCCTAACTTTAGTCTTAATAATTTTAATTATTTCTTGGTATTACCATATGGTTTGCTTTTATTATCATTACTTTTAATAAAAATAGATGCTACGGATACAAGTGTACTAGCACCCATAATCCCAGCAAACCAAGGTTTGTCTAAATAAAGAGCATAACCAGCAAGAACTATCATTACAACTATAGCTAGAAATGCGAAAAACATTCCCCACCAATTCATTCTTCCATCTCTTCTATCAGCTTTTCTAATCAGATTCAATTTATTGCTATCCATTTTATGTCGGTGCGCTTGCTCTTTTACAGAGGCATTAATAAGATAATCGACAATTCTAGGATCAATACTCTTATATGCAGCTAATTCTTGAGGTGAAGGTAGGCAATTGTCATCAACAGTAAAAGTCTGCTCTAATTGTTTTCCAACTCCATCGCCTGTTGCAACTTGTGTTTCTCGCTGTTTTAGTTCTTGTTTACCCATTTTTTAATGCAATTTCATTGAAAGATCTGCGTACATCCCCTTCAATATTTTTTCTGTCTTCCATAAGATTTCTCTTATCATCATTCCTATTTCTGTCTTTTTCTAGAATTTCTTTCCTAATTTCAGAAATAGCTTCGGAGTTCTGCTTATAATGCCCTTGAGAGGCATCACGAAATGTAGAAGCTCCATTTTTAATAAAACGTCCCACTTCTTTTAATATGCACATATTACCTCCATATTTAAATTATAATGCAAATATAAAAATAAAACAGTAAATTAAATGTTTTGTTTCCAAGATTATGCACATTATTAACCATAAAGTCACATTTTAACTAAAAAATTAATCGGTAAATCCAATACGTCAAAGAACAACTACCGATTTTCAGAGGCTCGGTTTACCTCCTTTCTATATCGTTATGAATTAATTGGCAGTTTCATAAAACACATCCATATTGTCTTGCTCTGTCTTCCAGTGGTATGCCCAAATAGAGGTTTAAAAGGGATAACAGACAATACATCCACTGTTTTTATTTCACTCTCGTTCCATTTGAATACAAGAGTGCCGTAAGGCTTCAAGACGCGCATACACTCAGTAAATCCATCGTGTATGAGTGACTGCCAGTCTTTCGGCAGTTTTCCGTACTTTTTAGCCATCCATGAGGTTGCACCAAGTGTTTTCAGGTGCGGTGGGTCGAACACCACCATGTAGAAAGAATTGTCTTCAAATGGAAGGTTGGTGAAATCGGCTATTACATCCGGCTTTATTTCTATGATTCTTGTCTTACCCCTGTCCTTGGCCGTAAGTGTTTCCGAACGTTTGTCAACAAATAAGGCAAGAGGATTATATTTGTCAAACCAAAACATTCTACTGCCACAACAGGCATCTAATATAAGTTTTCCATTTTCCATTAAGCTATTTCTTTTGATTTCTTCAATCTCAACTTTCTCAATACTTTGCAAAGTGCTTCAGTATTTTTTCTCGCTTGTGTAACCTCCACCGCATTCCCGATAAATTTCTTTTGGTCAGCTTGTGTGCCTATTAAAACATAATCTTCAGGGAATCCCATAATCTTTTTGAGTTCCGGAATGCGAAGCATCCGCATTTTAATATCCACTATGCCATACAGTGCCATGAACTCCTTTATCTTCACGGTCATAGGACTATCATTGTCGTAGATTTCAATCGCTACCTGACCGCTTTCTGTTGCTACCAGATAGGGCGGCATCTTATCCATGCGGGCTATTAATGTGAAGCAGGGGCTATCAACAGAGCCGCCAGCACTGTTGAACTGTGGATTCATCAGATAGTGCCATTTCCTGTTTGCGGTAATGGTCTGGGAGGGTTCCTCTATACTGCTACCTACATTTGAGAATGCAGTATTCATTATCCACGGCTGGCATGTTACCAAGTTTTGTTTCGGTGTTGTGGTAACAGCGGGGCATGGCGAGTTTATATCAGACACCTGACCACCTCCAGAATATTGATTCATAAAAAATGGAGATACAAGGGAAAGTCTGTCTTTAGTCAGAAGTGTAGGACAAGGCTGATTAATATCCTTTCCTGTATCCTTAAAGTTATAAGAACACATAAATCGGCTTTCAATTAAAGCCATCCTGTCCTTCGTTGTGACCGTTGGAGCTGGAAGGTCTACCGAATGATTATGTCCATTTCCATAATAAGCAGAGACAAAAACATGGTGGTCTTTGCAGGTGATTGCACCTGCCGGTTCTTCTACGGACACATTCTTGCTTTCGGGATGTCCGCTGAACTGTTTGGAGAGGAAACTTACCTGTACCTTTGCAAAGCGGTTTTCAGTAGTCAACACTCCGCATGGTTCATCAACTGATTTGCATGTGTCTTGAGGGCGAACCGTATTGTAACGGGAAAGGAAAGCATCCTTTCCTCCGGCTACAAACTTGATAAGTCCAGCATAGATACGTTCAAGCGTTTTCTCTGCAAGAGGCTTTTCCCTGAAGATGGTAGTTCCTTCATCAGAGAAATCAAGCACATCTTTTACCGGCTTCCACTTCTCCAGCCGCGAGAACATATCTTGCCTACCACCTTTACAGTGGGTCGGTTCTGGGAATACTATCGGCAAGTTCTTTTTAGCAAAGATGCCGAAGAAGCGTTTTCTTGTGGTGTAGGCACCGAAGTCGGCAGCATTTAAGATGCGGTGCTCAAAGTTGTAACCGTACTTCTTGACATTGCGCACCCACTTTTGATAAAGCCGGCCTTTGTCCATGCTGATAGGTTTCCCATTCTCATCCATATCTCCCCATGACATAAACTCTTCTACATTTTCAATCTGAATGTAGTCAGGGTCTATAACATCAATATAACGGAAGAGATGTTCTGCCAACGTTCGGCTGTCGGCAT